CTAGCATCATACCATTGTTCTATGAGAATTTGCAGGTCAGGCACAATTCCAAAAGCTAACCAAAAGCTAAAGCGTGTTCGTGGATCAACACGTGTAAAACACCTCTTCATACCTTTAGCAGCAATGAAAATGCCGAGATCTAGTGTAGGGTCATTGAGTAAGGGTTTGCGGCCACAGGCGGCGCGTTGCATACCAGCATAAAATGATTGGAATATGGGAATGCCACCAGTTAAAGATATTCCACAATCACCATGCGCGCCGATCCATTTCTCGTAGGAAGAACGGCCGTCCCAAGCCTTATGGGACACGCAATCCTTAGCCAATGCAATACGTGGGTCACGGACCATAACATAGTCTTGCCCATCAAAAATTGGTTGTGTCTGACAAAATTTCACACATTCCAACGTATACACTGGTTCCTCGAGAACAATATCAAACCCAAACTCTGCCATGTACTCTCGAAATCCATTCACAAACAATTCCAGGTTCTTACGCTCAATTATCAACACACAATCGTCACCGTTGTTCGCAAGTTCAAATTTAGAAATGTTACGCATCCTGCAATACGAGTGATACATCGCGCACATAAGCAAGCAATTGCCAAGAGCGGTATTCATGTCACCACTCATCCTACAACCATCAACTTTGTAGGCAAGCTTACCATCATTACAATAACAACGTGCGTCGTTAAGGAGCTGCATATTCAATAATTTCTGCAACTCTGGATCACCACCAAAACATTTCAAATAATTCGAATGTTCCCATCGCAATGCATCAACACTGACATGTTGATCGAAACGCACTGCGTCACTGCCAATTGCTACTGGATCAGTGAACTTTGACCATTTCTTGTGCATCAGTTTACCGGCATCAGAGGAATTTAAGCCCTTAAACACAGTAACCTCACCGAAGATTCTGGCAATTGAACTGTAGACTTTGCCCTCCAAAGGGCGCAAAAATCTACCTACCATCACATTAAAACGAGGATTGCGGGGTGAGACAATTCGCATAACTGGATCCTTCTTAACATCCAGATTAACCTTCTCACACTTACCAAAAGCGCGAATGAAAGAATCACGTCGACTTATACTCTCAACCACAAGAGAATCGGCGGCCTTCTTGTATACAGTGAATCTGCGGCCCGTGTAGAGATTAGGAAACTCCTGAATCTCAAGGGGGGCGGTCTCGGACACACCACGACAAAGAAGGTCTTTAAAATAGTTCAATCTTTCATGAAACACACCAGGTAACGGCTTGAGTGGAACGCAAAATTTACCATCGCGTTTAACATAAAAAACACGCTCAAGCACACCACGAGCAACATTATTAATGGTGGGATTATGCACACCAATGTTCGAAGGAGGGGCCCAACCGCCCACTTTGAACACTTTGCGCACCTTCACTACACCGCCCTGAGTTTTAGTCACAACCAAATTGGGGTGGGTCAGAGCAGAAACCTTGGAATCCATCCCCTGTGACACAACCGGGCAGTCTCAATCGCACCTCTTACTGAGGCTCCCATGAATAGGATCCTCAGCTTCGAAGAGCGAC